TGATTTTTCTACAAACTTTTCTATTACCAATTGTTGTATTTGCGAATTCATACTACCATCCCAATTTTTAATGTCACCAGCAAAAGCCTGCCCAGAAATTATTCTTTCATACATCCAGGGCCAATCTTTAATTGGATTACAACCTACCATAATTTTATTATGTTTTCTATTTTCCATAATATGTTCTACAAGTTTTCCAAAATACTTTTTAACTAAAAATTGTTGTAACAATGTTCCTACTCTAAAACTTCTAGGTACTCCCTCTTTTTCATCATTCCTTATTTCGTCCTTTAGGCATTCTGTCCAAACTAATTTTTCATAATCTACTCCTTTAAAAACACTAGATTCAAATTTTTCTATCTCTTCCTTAAATCGTGGTGTGATATTTTTGTTTTCAAAATTTATATATAACGTTTTATCTTTATCATATTTGTACCCATTTGATGAATCTTTATTTAAAGGAGCTAAGAGCGATGTTCCTCCAATAACTTCCTTATCACTCAAGATACCAAAGCTATCTATCATTGAATCTAGTACAGAGGCACAAAAATCTAATTCATCACTCTTTATAGCTACACAGGGACTAAACGATTTTTTAGCAACTATTTTTAAAGTTTTATCTCCGTATTTACTAAGATTTGCTGGGGACCTATCCACTGGATAAATTCCAAAGAGAGGAGAAATACCAATATTTGTTTTACTAGGTGACAAAGCATGATAGCGATCCGTATCTAGCTTAACTATGCTACTTTGAGGTATAATTTTATCAGAAATTGATTCATTTATTTTAATTAAAACCTGATGATCAACAAACAACTTTTGCAAGACTTGCTTATCTTCTAATGTCCAATATGATGCTACTCCTATATTTGAAATACTATCTCCTGCAACGTGGAAACCTAATATGCCACGCTGTGGACTAAAAATTACGGCTCCGCATAATCCTAAAGCTTGTATATCATATTTTAAATAATCGGGGGTTGTATAATGCACACTGGAGTGATTTCCAAACCTAAAATGGTACGGAGCTACTAAACCTAACTTAGATAAATTATTTACTGAGATAAACCCCTTACCAGATACTAAATAAGTTTCTTTAAGACTATCACTATTATCTTTAAACCAATGGGCTACCGATTTAAAAGGGGATGGAAACTGCAAAGGTAATGAAAACACTGCTAAATCCACCTTATCTCTTCTATAGACCAAGTTTATTGTCGTATA